TAAGCGAATACTTTGCGCCGGGATGGCTTGGGTCAACCTTTTTTGAACTGTTTTCGCTCATGTCAAAAACGGTTGGCTGGTCTAGGTGGACATACGCGAACTCAATGTCCTTGAAGTGCATATTTTTAAAGTCTGGGTTTGCCATGCTAAATCTCCTCTGTCTGCATGTATAAGGGTAGTTCGTGGATTGTCTGATCTGGCCAGCCCGTGCTGAACTTGCCGATTTCGTTGCATTGTCGGATTTCATCTAGCGCCGCTTCAACTTGCATCATGGAATGCTCCAGCACATATTCAGACAGCGTATGCACTGCGACAGCGTGCGGAAATTCTTTCTCCACAGCGTAAAAATCCATTCCGGAAACTTTGTAACCATGTGCGCGCATTACGAGCGTGTAAAAAGCCGCCTGGTAGTGATAGCCCATGCGAAAGATGTCGCGCCCAAACGCCGTTGGGCTGGCGTCCTGGCATGTCTTAACATCTCCCAGCCTGCCTTTGCGCACCAGCCAGAGGTCAGGTCGGCATCGCACCATCTGGCCTGTCGGCCTATGCAGCGCGAATATGGACGCCTCGCAAGCGCGTGAGCGCATCTTCAACGCCTTGCCGACAACTGCATGCGAGCGCAGCGCGTCAGCCATTGCAGCGCATTTGTCATAGTCGCCCTCAGTAAGCAGCAATTTTCCAGCGGCGTCAGCCTCGGCTTTTGCTTCCTTCCACTGATTGCCGCGCCTGTCAGCGCCGCCGCGCACAACCAGCTCCTTGTCAGGCTCCAGCGTCATGGCATGCGTGGCGCTGCCAATATCAAGCGTCGCTTGCGCTACGTTAAATTCCGCATGCATTGCATGAAGCGGCGAGCGCTTTATCCACTGTTTGACAAAGCTGGAATTTATAGCGTCATCAGCGTGATAGTCGGCGTTGCTCATGTCAAAATATGTGCCGGGTTTTGTCGGCATGGGTTTTGCTCCTTTTGTAGTTAGCTGGCGTTTTTAAACTTGAGTTTTTGATTTGCCTGCCAAAGCTGTGCGATAGGGCGCAGCTCGTCTTGCGTGCATGCCAGCGTTGGGCCACGCCCAAGGTCAACTTCAATAGCGCGCTCTAGAAATTTCTTGCGCGGCAACCAGCCTGCAAGCAACATCACGTCGTCAGCCTCAGTTGACGTCACCAACACCGCACAATTTGCTTTGAAATGTTCAGCGCTGCGAAAGAGCAACTGCCCGCTTGGGTAAAACGTGGCTTTCACGTCAATGCTAATATCGCCCAGATACATGTCAGAGCCGTCGTCAAATCCCGGCTGATAAAAATGCGGAATGTCCAAGCATTTTGCAACGGCCAGCTCTGCTTTAACGCCAAGCAGCTCGACGACATCCTCAGTGCGGCTTTCGTCAACTTTCTGATTAACCATTCCGCTAATGCGACCAAGCTGCCAACGAAAGTTAGCGGCCTGGCGACAGTCTGCCATATCGCTGGCACTCAACTTGATTTTTATGGAACGCTCAAAGATCATCAACGTCATCCAGCCCAAGGTCATCAGTTTCGTCAGGGTCAAGCTCTATAACGCCAGCGCCATCACAGACGTGGCATTCAAGCCATTCACAGCTCAGGTAACTATTGCCAACTGTGAAGCCTTTAATGATTTCGTATTCGGCGCGCATGTCGCCGTTGCAGTGTGTGCATTCAATGACGTGATTAGCGGCTATGTAGCCTTTAAACTTATTTGTCATAGCGCCGCCAACTTGCGCTGGAATTTAACGTGTCTTATTTGCTGGCGCATTTTGTTAGCGTTTTTGCGCGCTTGGCTCAAACTTATGGCTGGATAGCCGCCAAGACCCAACTCGCGGCGCTTACCGTTTATGCTAACCTTCAACACCCAGCTTCCGCGCGTGGCGCTGCGCTTAAAAAGCCATAAGCCAGAACCATCGCAGTGCTTTCCAACGGGCTTTGCTTTTAAATCTGCATTTGAAAATTTGTTAACCTTTGTCATAGCTTCCGCTCCATGTTAGCAATTTCCAGCGCCAGCATGCGCAGCTCGTTTGCCATGCCCTTGCTGACATGCGCCGAGAAAAGTGGTCGCCTGTTTTTAGCGTCGTGTGCCATGTGCGGAATCAATGCAAAGGTTTGCCCGTCAGAGGGATGCGAAATCAGCTCAAACGTCATGTGGGCAACTTTGAACAACTTACGCTCAAACTTTGTCGGGGCAGGGTGACGCCCTTTTGATTTCATGGAATGCGCGCTCACTGGCTTATGCCTTCGCAATATGCTGCCATTAGCAAAGCTTCTGCGCGGTGTTCGTCTTTCTTGCGCCGTAGGCTTTCGCTTACTATCGGGTAGCGCTGTTGCGCCAGCCTGCGCGCGCCATCCTTGTCGGCTGGCACGTAAAAAGCGTTTTTCCAACTAGCAGGGGTGACAATTCTGTACGGCACTTTAACGGCTGTCAGACATGCAAGGATCTGCCCGTATGCCAACCCAATTTTAAATGCGCTGACGACGCCTTGCTTTGGTCTGCTTGATTGCTTCTCAACTATGCACATGTCAATTTCTACGCTGCGCAAAATGTCTATCAACCCGGCGCAATCCACGCCTTGCTCCGTAAACACTGGCAGATCGTGGACTTCAGCCCAACCGCCTGACAAAAGCGCAACGCCGCCTTGACGGTAGCCGGGGTCAATGCCGCAATATATTCTACCCATCTTGTTTGCGCTCGTAGTATGCCTTCAGAATCATCTCGACTTTGCTGGCAAGACTGCGCCGCTCTAGCATTGCTTCTGCTTCAGCCATGTTCTTCAGCGCCTTGTTGATCCGCACGAACATGACAACCTGTTGATTTTGCATAAATTAACCTGTGCTGTGGTCGTTGTAAGTAGTTACGAAGGTTTGGTCTTGCTAAATGTGCTATCACCGTGCTAGGATTGTATCAATGAGGGAAAACAAAAAACTTTAGAGAGAGGAAAGAAAATGAAAGATTTTCTAGACAGAATGAAGAAAAACAATTGCACATACGTTGACCTAAGCGAAAGTGAGTCAGAATTATATCGTGGCGCTGGCTGGGCGATTGCTCACGTCAGCGAAGGTGAAATCAATAGCCTGACATATTTGAACGAATTTGAATATGAAAGCGAAGAAGAAGAAGCTCAAGCAGCAGTTAAAGCAGCACTTAAAGAAGGCAACGCATATTTTGGAATGTGTAGCAGCTACCAATTTTGTGAGCCTGAGCTGATTAGATCCGACAATCCAACTTTAGCGGCCAGAATTATGCGGTTATCTGTAGAGGACGATGACCAATGAAACACGCACCTTTCATATTTTCTGCACCGCCAGAAGATCAGAAACAACAACGCCGCTCAATTAAACTGCATATAGATTTTGACGAATCTAACACGGTCAGCAAGTGGCACACAGAACCCTTCCATGACGCAGCCTTAGAGTTTGGCGATCGAAAACATCTGCAAATCTGTTTGGCGCACTGTCGGGAAGCTGACAGCGCGCTGACCCTATCCACATTGAAAGGCTTTGGCGAGCGCAAGTGGTCATCATTGGCATATCTTGCAGCCGAGGCTGAGGAATATAAAACGCGCATCATAGTGGTGGATGATCCAAGCATATCGCGCACCAGCATTAGCTTCCTCGCACAAGCCGCTGATGTCGCGCGCGGAAAACTGGCCGCACGCACAGCGCAAAGCCTCGCCAACATCAAAGAAAAGCTGGCCAGAGGCGAGGAACACGTCAGCAATTCGGGCAGGGTGGTGACAAGTCTTGGCGCATCTGACATCACCAAACGCGGGCAAATTGGCAACAAATCAGCCATTGATAACGCCACGTCACGAGATGCAGAAGTGTGGCCTGTTATTGACATGATGATCAAACAGGGGCTGAACTATTCGGAAATGAGCCGCAAATTGACAAGTCTTGGCGTCTTGCCGCCATCTCAGCGAGCTGAATATAACCGGCAGACCAGCGGTATCTGGTACGCTTCAACAGTAAGGAATATTATATTACGAAAGGCGAAAAAAAATGGACAACGTTGAAAAAATTTTCGCAGAGCGCGAACAAGCGGCGAGCGGCGAGCGGC